AGCATATAATGATTATTTCTGGTCAGATCCCCAAAAAGCCCATATCAAGCCCCACCCCAAGGATCAGGAGACTGTGAGATCACTGGCAGAGTCACAGTATGTGTGGACAGAGAAACAGGCCAGATTAGCACTCGTGATACTGAAAAGGTACCTGACCAAGTTCCAGGCACACAGCATGGACATCAAAAAATTATTAGACAACCCAATATACGAGGACGAGTTCAGAGTTATCAGCTTTGACAAGAGCATAGAGAAATTCCAAGATGACGATGAGCAGGAAAAGATCGAACTGAGATTCCCTTACAATAAAAAGATTATAACATTGATCAGATTGTTGAAAGACAAAAGAGGATTGCCGGGCGGGTATGCACTGTATGATGGCGAAGCAAAGAAATGGACTTTCCTACAGTCTGATGTCACAACATATTACCTGACCCTGATTGCGGTGAGATACGATTTCAAATTCATAGACGAGACACTGTTGGATGATTATGAAATGATCAAGAAAGAAATTGCAGGATATAAAAAACCCACAGCAAGACTTGTCGCTGACGAAATAGTTGTAGACAACGCTTCAAGTTCCTTACAGGAGTATTGGGATAACGAATTGAAAAGCAAGCCATCTTTATTACAACTTGATGCTTTAAAGAATCTTAACATACAAACAAGTGGCATCAACATACAGGCAGAGACATCAGTAGGTCATAAGATAGCACACAATAACTACCACAAGCTGTGGATAGATTCAACAGCATTCAACAAGAAGGAAGTTGTGATGGGACTCATGGAACTGGATTGCTTTCCGTTGATCATGCCTGTGAGCGGAGAAATGGACACCGCGGATGAGGTCAAAGAGTTCTGGGAATGGATGAATGCATTCAAGTCACAAGGCATAGACATACTGACTCAGTGTTCGTGGGGTTTCGATGTTAAAGAACCTGTGTACATGAAGGATGTTGAAAACGAATATAACCAAAGACAAATGATGATCAACAACAACACATCCAGGGAGTTCTTTGAAAATCTGTTTGAACTACACCAGATGAGCAAACAGTTCAAGTTCTTCAACGAGGACACCAAAATTATGTTTGTCAGGAACAGGATACCGAGAGCACTTATCAAAAGTAAGATAAAACCAAAGGCCTCGTTGGTAACATTAGGTGGTGGATATTACTCAACCGGCACGGATAACCTGAAAAGACTTCTTGAGAATCTCCCAAAAAAGTTGTATTATAGTGATCACCAGCCGAGTAGTTGGGATTGGCATGATCACGTTATAGTGAAACTTTAAATATGAGCAGTTGTAAATTAGTAATAAAAGACGAAGTGAACGTCAAATTTGAAAACCTTTCCCTGGAATGGAGGAAGAGGCTATCCAATAAATTCAAATACGAGATACCGTATGCCAGACATCTCCCGGCAGTGAAGCTGGGCAGGTGGGACGGCAAGGTGTCATTCTTTGGTTTAGGTGGCACGACCTATCTCAACCTAGTTGACCAGATACTTCCCATACTGGAAGATGGCGGGGTGTATGTAGAGATGGAAGACCACAGAGAGCAACACAACTTTGAATTTAAAACAATAGACAAAGATTACCTATCGCACATCACATGGCCCATCAATCATCCAATGGCAGGACAGCCTGTCGAATTGAGAGATTATCAAGTAGAGACAATAAACAAATTTATAGAAAATCCCCAGAGCATACAGGAGATAGCCACAGGAGCAGGTAAGACGATCATCACTGCCGCATTGTGTCAACTTGTCGAACCATATGGACGTACCCTGACAATAGTGCCAAACAAAAGTCTAGTGACTCAAACAGAGGAAGACTTTATTACTTGTAATTTAGATGTTGGCGTGTACTTTGGAGATAGGAAAGAACTTGGAAGGTTCAACACCATCGCAACCTGGCAGTCACTGAACGTACTAGAAAAGAAAAGCAAAGACGAACATTCAGAAGCATTTGCAGAAGCGATAAAAGGAATCAACACAGTGATAATTGACGAGGTACACATGGCCAAAGCCGATGTGCTTAAAAGATTGTTGACTGGACCGTTTGCACATTGTGGCATACGTTGGGGACTTACAGGAACAGTACCCAAAGCAGATTACGAGTTCATGGGTTTGAAATGTAGCATAGGTGACGTCACTCACCGAATACAAGCAAGCGAACTGCAAGACAAAGGAGTACTCGCAAACTGTCATGTGAATGTCTTACAGACTCAAGACCATCCAATGTTCAAAACATACGCAGAAGAACTCAAATGGCTTACGACAGACAAAGTTAGGATGGCATGGGTTGCGAAAACTGTAAAGGATGTTTCAACATCAGGCAACACCTTGGTGCTTGTTGATAGGATATCAGCAGGGGAGATATTACAAGAACAACTAGAGGGTTCGGTGTTTGTTTCCGGCTCAACTAAAAACGTAGACAGGAAGGAACAATATGATGAAGTATCTACTGCAACAAATAAAATTATTATCGCCACATATGGAGTTGCCAGTGTTGGTATTAATATTCCTAGGATTTTTAATCTTGTCCTCATAGAGCCGGGCAAGTCGTTTGTCCGTGTGATACAGAGCATAGGAAGAGGAATCAGGAAGGCCGAGGACAAGGAGAACGTGCAGATATGGGATATTACCAGCAGTTGCAAGTTTGCGAAAAGACACTTAGGGGCAAGGAAAAAGTTTTACAAAGAGGCCAATTACCCGTATACTATAGAAAAGATAAATTATGAAAATCCTTACACTTGATGACCGTGCATACAGCATAGAGAAGATCCCTGAATGGGTTGATGAGAAATTAAGATTCGCAGTGTTGGACAACTCCGACTCTGACAATCCGGACTTCTTCTACATACCTTTGATATTCCTAGAGAGTTTTAACGCACCGGCGGCGGTTCTACAAATCGGCGAACACAGGATCAAGATGCCATTAGACTGGAAGATGCTGATAGGCGAACAAGGACAACCTGAGATGCATGTGTTACCTATAACAAGTTTAAACGACAGAGGTTTTGATGCATTCACATTTAACCCATTATCGAGTACCCTACCAAGATTTTATCCCATTGACGTTGTGGACATCTACACAGAAGTTAAATGGTATTTCCCAAAGATCAAGTCAGGACAGATGTTGGCGGTTCCGTTGACCAATGGGCCTAACCCTATCTGTGCTTATTTCGTAAAAGAGATTTCAAGACAATGTGAACAGGTTGATTATGGCAACGTCTGGTAGGAAATCAATCAAGATTGAAGCACCCGTTATGCTTATCGAAGGCACTCCTGTCTGGATGGACAAAGACTGGGTCGTTGACTTCTTTGACTGGTTAGGGAAAACAAAATTAAAAGTTTCAGGTATGAAACATATGCAAAACAAATTACAATTAACATTTACAACCCCTAAGGAATGTACAATGTTTGGATTAAAATATGCCAGCAGAAAAAAGTAAGAGAAAGTTTTTTGAACTGAGGAATGGCCTCAAGGCGGTCGACTTCAGGAACAAGGACTACTACGACAGGATTGACGACCACGAGAAGTCGTTGTACTCACCGTACATGCTGATGAGATATGCTTCCAGCGTGTCCTCAAACGATCCTTTCTATGTGGAACACTATGTTGAGATGGTGAACGAATGTGTAAACAAGCACTGTTTCACTTTAGGCAAACACAAGAAACTGCTATGGATGTTGACTGCTATGTGTGGTGCAGAGACACAGCAATTCCATCCATGGATTAAACCCATGAAACGTGTAGCAAACAAATCGTTAAAAAAATTAATGCAGATCTATCCTAATTGGAAAGAAACTGACCTAGAAGTATTAGATAAAATTATCACAGACAAAGAACTAGAGGAACTGATAGAAGCACATGGCATCGAATCTAAATAAGTGTACCTACTGCGACAAGACATTCGCAAAAGAAAGAACACTGCAAGTGCATCTGTGCGAACCAAAGAGAAGATATTTGCAAAGAGATGAGAAGTGGGTAGTGAACGCTTTTATGGTGTTCCAACGATTTTATGAAGTGCATCAACACAACAGCAAACCTAGGACGTATGAAGATTTTTGTAACAGTGCATACTATAATGCATTTGTTAAGTTTGGCCGATACATTATGTACATTAACCCTCTGTATCCAGAAAAATATATTGACTACGTATTACATTCAAAAATAAAATTAGATCATTGGTCAAGGGATGATCTGTACGAAGCATACCTGATAGAAGCTTTAAAGTCAGAACCTGTCGAGGCCGCACTACAGAGAAGTATAGCTACAATGATGGATTGGGCCACAGAACAGAATGCACAATGGCCTGACTACTTCCGATTAGTTAACACCAATAGGGCAGTACAACACATACAGCAAGGAAAGATAAGTCCTTGGTTGTTGCTAGGTTGCAGTGCAGGGAAAAGGATGTTAAAATCATTTAATGACGAACAATTACAAATGATAGAAAGATTTATAAACACAAGTTTCTGGCCAAGCAAGTTAAAGAGCTATCCAGCAGACCACATGTTAGTGCAGGACACAGCCAAGGAGGCAAAAATTGTCTAGGATAGATGTAGATGAGTCAGACGAATTAGATTTCGTTGACGGTGACAGTTGTGTTATAATAAGCAAAAGTGGGGAGATAAGAAAAATTTTAGTACCAAAGATGAACACAGCAATGATAAACAGTGCGGGATATAGAGCATTACTGGATGTGATAGATCTATTGCAACCTGGCTCAAAGGAAGAGTTTATCAAACACAATGAGAAAGATAAAGGGAGCATACACTAATGCCTGATGTAGACATAGATTTTTTTGACAGGGACGGGACATTAAAACTGTTCAAGCACACCCCGGCAACAATAATCAAAGGAGACAAGACAGAGAAGCACAAGACAGGAGTGTACTTCCATGCTGTACCAGAACATCCGGTCACTGGACATGCATCATTGGATTACAAGAAAGCAGAAGAAAGAGGATACTTCAAGATAGACTGCTTGAATGTGAATATATACAAAGAAGTAAAATCAGAACAAGAACTTGTGGAACTGATGATACAAGAGCCTGACTGGGATATGCTTAAGGATCCAAAAATAGTAGAAACCCTTTTCCACTTGAACGGTCATTTCAGCATAGTGTCTAAATTAGAACCAAATACCATTGAACAACTTGCGGCCGTACTTGCAATCATCAGACCAGCCAAAAGAGGACTGATGTACAAGGACTGGATAGACATAGTAAAAGAAGTGTGGACCAGGCCCACGGACGGATCTTATTTCTTTAAGAAATCACATGCTGTTGCTTACGCCCAAGCTATTGTGGTGCAGATGAATTTATTGGCACGTGCTAAATATAGCTTTAGTGCAAACCAAGACTAAAAAACTTCCTAATAAACGTAAGAAAAAAACTAATAAGATGCCTCTGAATGATTGTTCTTATCAGCCAAATAGTCTGTTGACTGTGTATTACAAAAAATATATTGAAAAAGCTAGAAGCTAGATAGGTCGTCTAACTAGTTGAATAGTTCTTCTCTTCACTCTCTTTTTTGATATATCAGAAAGTTTAACTGTTGGTCCATGTACTATTTCAACATCCTTACTGTTTAAAGTGACTAGTGTTGA